CGTTCGGGGTCGTCCGCTCTGCGGACTGCCAGTTGGTTATCTGTGTAACTTTAGTGCTCGTGCAGTAACGATCGGTTGTCCGCCGATGACCGCCGGAGGCGGTAGCTCTCCGGGTAACGGACAAAGGAAGAAGTAGATATATGTGTAACTTTTGTTACTTAGTTAATTAAAGTCTGCTTTAATTAACAACATTAAAAATTTATGTTACATCCATCTCCCCTCGAAAAAGTACATCATTTTTCCTAAATCTGTATCAAAAAACTCTTGTCCATTATTAGCACCTAAAGAATTTCTGACTTCTGTTGTTCCATATAATGGCTGTGCAACATTTCTGATTTTAAAATTCTTACCTCCTTTTTGGAAAAAAGTGCTATCACTTCCGATTGCATTTACACCTATTTTCTTAGTATACGTTATTGTCCCGGCGAAACATTCATCATCCATAACTATTGCATCATTACCTTCAACACCGCCGGGGATATTTTCTGTTACACCACGTTCAAGGTTAAAATCTATAATATTAATATTTTGTTTTCCTTTGGTATATACACCATTATATTTAACACCGGCTTTAACGAATAAAGGCATATTTACACCACGTTCATCACAGCAATTTATCATTGTAATTGGATGCAAGAACGCACCATAAGTACATTCATAATTTCCGAAAGTGTATGAATACACATTAAATATTCCTGAGCAATCTAACATAATTACGTGTTCACCGCCAATTTGGAACGCTTCATAAAATCCATTAGCGCCACACATTTTATACATGCATTCTGTGCCGTGATTCCAACCGTTAGTCATTCTAATTCCAATACATCCGTCTACCGCTTTTGGCGGTATTCCGCCATTGTCCAACCCATAACCATGAAGCATTACAGATTCTAAATACGGTCTACCGACATTGAATAGGTTTATGCAAATAATTGGTTTTTGATTATTTGGAATTCTAATTCCTATCTTTTTTAGTCTTAGTCCTAGTCTTGAATATTCTATATTTGGTGCGGATATAATTTCGTATTTCCTGTCATTTGTAATTTGGTTATATGCAATAGTCGAAAGATACAGTATTGTTCCTACTATTTTATCGTAGCTTCCTGTTTTTTCCCAGAATCCGAAACCTACACCCTCAATTTCAATAGTTACGTTTGATTGTGGAATTGTTAGGCATCTATATACACCATCTTCACATAACGTAAAATTCTGTAGAAAGAATCTTCCAGCTGATAATTTTATACAGCCTCCACCTACTTTGTTTAAATAATCAATAGCTTTTTGAATCTCTACTTCATCATTAACACCGTCACACACATAATCAGCATATATTTTTTCTTCTTCTGAAGCTTCATTAGAAGCGATGAAAATTCTATCTTTACTTCTCATTAGCCATTTTGGATATATCTTTTTTTCTTCACCAATAACATATCCAGTTCCATCAACGAAATTAGCTTTTTTTAATGTAACATGAAGTTTACAGTTTTCATCGGTTACTTCAAATTCTAAAACGCCATTTGAAATATATCTGTATCTTGTTCCATTAAGTGTTAAATAATCCGTTGGTTTGTTGCTATCTTTAAATAAATTGCTGTCTTTTTTTAAGATATGATAGGTAGTTCCGACATATTCAAAAATGACTAAGAACATAAATTCTGATATATTGCTTATGTTTCCAAAATTGACAATACCCTTATCTCCTTTTTCGAATGAATAAGTCAAATATGAATCACTTTCAGTCCACGCGATAGAAGTTCCGTTCAATTCATACGAATATTTGTTTTCTGGCACTGGGATGCTTCCTATATTTTCAAAATCGTTAAAAGACTCGGATGAAACTATCTCTCGCACGTTTAATAATCTACCGCCTTTATAAGCATTACATAAATCTTCCTTTAGTAGATTAATTTTATCACCCGTCACTTTTGCATCCGCAGCGGCATTTTCTACAGTCAACGATTTATCAATCGGTGGATTGGATGGATTCGTGATATTAGCTGTCAGCCATGCTGTTATTTCGTTGTTTACCGTTGGTTTCAACAAATTCAGAAGTTCTCCGCTGTTTTTCATTTCTTCGATTTTCTTGTTGACTTCCGCCTGTAAATCGAGATTATCAAAAAACTGATTTATAAAATCATATAACGTTTTATAACTTTTTACAAGTTCATCCTGTGCGTCAAACATCTCTTTCACTGTCTTAAACAGTACAACAAATTTGTTTTCCAGACTCAGCGTTCCATTGAAATCATACGGAATCCCCCGTACACTTGCTACAACCTCACAAGCCTGTGTAATTATCTTGCCGAAATCTGGCAAAGTAGGAAAATCTGGAATCGTTGGTTTATCTGCCATTGTTATACCTCCTTAATAAAATTGATAGAACAATTCTCTGCAATCATCGCAGATACGCTTGTTAAGATTAAGGATGGTATCGCGGAATCTCTGCACTTCTAACGAATAACTTCCGTTAAATCCTTCAGCTTCAATCATATCATTGTTATCTGCATGATACGTGTCATTGCTGTTCGTTTTTGTGGTATTTTCTCCATTGCTCACAGCGCTATTATGAATCGTATTCTGTCCCCGATCCATAGTAGACGCGTAATTCTTTCCCGCAAAATTAATCTGCGGATTGTCCGAGTGAATATTTTGTGTGTCGTTGTTTGTATCAGTTGACGTTGTGTTTTTTGCTGTGCTGTCTCCCGAGATCACACCAGTTCGTGTATCGTCTTTTGTACTTGTTACTTTTCGCGTACTCTTATGAGTAATCAGTGGGTTATACTCAAAAGTAATACTCCGGTACAACTGTTCATAGTACGGCATATTGAGTGTTAGAATCCTTTTCAGATGATACTGAAATTCTCCGATCGTTTCCAGTCCAATCTGTTCCCGAAAATACTGTAAACAGAACGTTTTTTCGAACGCAAGTTTTGCGGTTGCATATTCTGTGGCGGATGCATCGACATAAAAAGGAAAGTCAAAATTGAAGATTAAAGGCACAGCTGCTTCAATCATATTATCAATGGTCTGATTTTTAAGAGGGGAAATCACATGATCGGAAATGACCAACTGTTCAATGGTATTTGTCAATGTTTTCGTTTCGTAGTTATAACTAATAAACATTATTCCACCTCACTTTCTGTAGTGTTCTGTTCGTGGTTTTCCGGTGTGTCGTTTTCGTTATGTGTCGTGTCAAATACATCAGGTCGGTTAATCGGCGTTACCATTTTAGAGTTAAAACGTACATGGATATTCAAACCATACATTTCATTGATCGCGTCAAGTCCTCTCTGAATGGTTGCCAGATTTCCGTTTCTTGTCAACTCAATCTCTCCGTCGTTGTAACTCGTTTCTGCGGAAACCAGCCGTTCCGGTTTTTCAACTCCACTTGCTTCGATTCCGAGATCAGCCAGACATTCTGCTACTTCTCTCTGTGCGGCGGTGTCAAGTTCGTTAAAAATCGGCTGTACTTTTAAGTCAATGGTATCAATTTGAATCTGTTTTCGCAGATCGTTTTTCGCTTTGATGAACGGAATATTTTTTACCCATTTTTGAATAAAATTGTCAATACTTAGTTTCTGTGTAGAATCTCCACTGATTACTACAGGCGTCCTTTGCTGAATGACGTTTACCCTTGTTGACGCTTTTTTCTCCGCAAGACTCTGCGAATGCAGAAAAATGCTTAGAATTTCCGGCACGGCAAAAGGTCTGGCGAAAATCAGTGCGCTTTCTTCCTTATCTGTCTGTTCATAATACTGTCCATTCATGGCATACGCAATCCAATCAGTAGGAATACCGTAAATATCCGGCTCACCTACCAGATTAACACCAAAAACGCCGAAAAGTCCGGTGATTGGCTCTTTTTTAAACAGGCACATTCCTTGCCATAACAGATAAGAGTTGATCATCCGTGGCGGAATCTCATCCGGTAAACCGTCATACTCATAACGAGATAACGCCAGATTTACAAACTTGTCAAAGAAGTGCCGGAAATACATTTTTTCTTCCGGTGACGTATTCGGATTGTTTTCCCAGTGTCCCCACACTTCCTTGTTACTCACCCGATACGGGTTAGCATACATATTATCACCTCCTTAATCATTGGAAAGACCATAGTTTCCAACATCGTCCGTATGCCAGAACGTAACGCCGCGATTAAACATAGCCTGCAAAAAATTGATATCATCGGTAACGCACGCGCCATGCAATCCGCAATTTACCGTTTTTACAAAATTCCAGTTTGCGCGCCCGGTGATATTCGGCACTTTGATTCTATGCGTCGCATAACCATACATAGTGAAATAATCGTCAATTACTTTCGCCATTTCCGGCGTTACACACATCGTCTTTAGTGCAATGGTATTGCTAAAAAGCGCTGTCTGAATATAACTTCCTGTAGCACTTCCCTTTGCGGTTGGCGGAATTAAATCGTGCTGTTCCATCTGCGCCGAAATATTTTCGCCAAACATAAAATTGCTTACAGTCTGCCCGATACTGCTTTCAACTGCTTTTCCAAAATTACCACTCAAGACATTTGCAATGGTTGAGATAACACTTTTTCCGGTATCGATATACTGCTGTTTTGTCTGGTAGTCCCAGATAGGCTGTGACTGCGCAAGCCACGCTTGATAAGCGTCATTAGTCCACGCGCATGACGGGAAATTACTGTACACGAAACCATACGGTGTGTTAGTAGTAGGTTCGTTTTTGTAATTTTTCGGACTGATATAAATAGACGGAATGTTTAACTTTACTCCCTGTCCATAAAAAGAAATTTTTTGATCTTTAAAGTATTCAAGACGATACATATATTGACTACCGTCATGTGCATCTACTAGCAGATACGAAAAAGGATACTGGAATAATTTTTTATTTTTTGGTGTATATCCTGCCAGTGTTTTTGGAAAAAGCATTGGAAATTCCTTAGGGGAATTTTCGAAACACAACTGCGGCGCTTGAAAAATAGCTACAATAGCATCAGCATTTCCGCTTGTTGCATAATCCTGTATTTTTTGTTTCATAGCGGAAAAATCAGTTGTGTTAAAATAAGTCAAACCGGACATGATTTTCTGATTTAATTCTGGTTCCAAAGCGACGCCGTTTTTGTCTGCACTGGCAACAAGACAATAGTTCATCATTCCGAAACCCATACCAGCGGAACTATTTACAATGTATTCCCCAGTTTCCAGATTTTCTGGTACAAGATTCGCTCCTACTGCATCCTCTGCTTTTGCAATATGTTCGCGCTCTACGTAGCACGGCTGTAACACGACATCATAAAAACTATTTTGAAACCGATCGGGTTCGAAATAAATCTTGAAACTTCCGTCACTCAACCATTCTACGCGCGTCACAAAGCCGAAATACCACTCTTCCGTATACGGCTTGTTTTGAAACGCAATGTAATTGCATTTCAAAAACTCACTCTCATTTCCTTTTCCCTTATACGTCAATTCTCCCCATCTCACGGGCGCGGACTGCTGGAAAATATGGATTGCTTTTTCTCTTACGTGTGCCAGACAACCTGTTTTTCCGTTTTCGTAGTATCTTACGTGTTCATAATCGTTTCCCCATTCAATCCCGCTTGCTAAAATAACCGTGGTCTGCGGGGAAACTGCCTCCACATCGGTCTGCTGCGGCATCGGAATGAAATTATCCATGTTTCCACCCTCTTACTTAATCGGTCGTAAAGTAAATCGTTGCCGTTTTGGAAGAGTCGAATCGGCTTGTAATCACAACACACACACTTTTTGTTTTGTTTTCTGTCGGTTTCAGATTCTTCTCATCTTTTGCGATTCTAAGAATGGTTGTTCCCGGAATAACAAACGTATCAGTGGAAGAGTTACCTACTACTTTTACGTCAATCGCTTTATCGGCTACGCCAGTAGAAGTAACCGAAAAACTTCCTCCGAAGTCAACATCTGTTCCGGCTTTCACCAGTCCAACGTCACTTGCATTAATGGAAGAAACAAGAACCGTTTCGGTCGTGAACACGATGACCGGATAAAACAGAGAGTATGAGAACATCTCTTTTACCGCGTACGTGCTGTTCCATCTCAGACCCCGGTTTACATTATCTTGTACCATCATACGGTACTGTTCACGGATTTTGAAGAACCGCTTGTCAACCAGAACCGCCACAATACCCTCTGCATCGTTAAAGTTGTCGATTAACACCTGCTGTGCTTTCGGAATCATGCGGTCGAGATTGTAAGCGCTGGCATAACTGTCAACGTTCATTGCCGCTTTTGTGTCCGGGTCGACAAACAGAAGAATGGTATCTTCTTTTGCGGCAGAGGTCGCGCCTGCGAAATTGTACAGCGGGTTCGGGAACTGAATTTTGTCAATATAGGACTGAATTTGCTTTGCCAGTGCGTTCGCGGATGCCGGATCTGTCACCGGGTCAACATGAACCGGGTAAATCTGTCCCGCACGTTTTGCAGATGCAATCAGTTCTTTCGCGGTTGTGAACTCATCCCAGTTGCAAGCGGAAACAACGCTCTCCACTTTTGCCTGTACCAGACTTCGAAGTCCGTATTCATCTAGAAACGCGCCGCGCATATCTTCAAACCAGATGGTAACCGGATAGTCGTTGTTGAAATTGATTACATGGTACAGTGCCATGATATAGCTGTCATAAATGGCGGTCGCATCTTCGATGCTGATATTCGCATCGTGCGCATAACCCTGTGCAAAGTTTACGTAAACTTCCTGTTCTCCGTTTCCGTACGGCATGGCGTTACTGTTCAGCACACGCAGAGGATTTCTAAACGCTTCCGTGCTGATCGACTGACTGGCAATCAGATTCACCAGCGCAGGAACTAGTTCGTTTCTTGCCATCGGATTGTAAGGGTCGGTTAATGTTTTCGCAATATCGGCAATATTATCTTTCGTTGCAACTGGTACTCTGTCACGATAGACAACACTCATGGTCGGACGCACGGCGTTCAGCATATTAATATTGGTCATATCAAGTTTTTCTGCCATTGTTTCACTCTCCTTTTCCGCTTAAAATAAGCTGAGACATATCAAGATCATCAACACTATATGCTGTGTCGGGCGGGGTAGGCGCGTTTTTTGCTCCAAACTCTGTTACTTTTGTGACACTTCCTCCGTGAGAAAGATCAGACCATCGGCTTTTGATTTCGGCAACTGCATCATCATACTTTCCTTTCAGTTCGTCCCGTTCCGCAACCAGTGCGTCACGCTCAGACATCAGTGCTCCAATGTCGGTATCTTCTGTTTTGATTTTTTCGCTGATGGCGGCGATAGCATCACCGTGTGTTTCGATGTTTCCAATGTCGGCTACAATTTCTGTCCAATACTCTTCAAGTGTCATATTAAAACCTCCTTCTTAAATTGGGATATAACCAGATCGGCATTTTATGCCGTTTTGGTTTCGTTGGATGCGGCGGCTCTGGCGGCTCGGGTTGTCCAGTAGACAGATACCGAAATACCATTACCGCGTTGTTCAAACGTTCGGAATCGGATAGATAGCGATTCCCAGCTATCCATCCGGTAATTGCAGTATCTTTCGCGTGTTCGGAAATATAGGTAAAGCATGCATGCGCTTTTTCCTGCCGTAAGCTAAGTGTTCCATCGTCGCTAATTCCCTCCCATCCTTTCATATAGGCGGCGGTTAGTGCGTCCAGATCGGTATGGTCACTGTGTAAAAACGCTTGCAGATTTTCGTAAGTACTTGCCGCGCCTACCGAATACCATACATTCTCGTATAGCAGATATTCTAACTGTGCGTTTCCATCGTCCCGGCTGTACCCGTTGGAATCTAACCATTGGAACAACCGCGTCCGGCGGTCGGTAGCTGAATTATCTGTCCACTGTCCCAAACCATAACCGGGTGCTCCTACAATCGTTCCCTCCCATAATCCAGGATTTACGGTGGATTCCTGCCAAAAATTGCCGCAGATGGCGGAAATCACATACTGGCTGATACCGCTTTGTACCGCAACCGGATAGCGGTACAGATACGTCCAAGCACGATATGGGTGCACAAACGTATTGATGGATACCTGTCTTTCGAGCGGGTAACTATCGGTGTGCGCTCCCATCGTATACCCGCCGCCGTCTGCCGGTTCATACACCATTTCTGTATGACCGGAACGCCACAAGATATCACCTTTCTTCCATGGCTGATTGGCGGTACCTTTTTGAAATCCTGCACCGAGCAGATACCCGTCCATGCTCCGAGTGGTAAACCATGGATTGCTTGCTAGAAAACCGCCGACCGTACAACAATAACTCATTAGGGACGAACAATCATAGTAGGTAATACCTCCTACGGTCTGCCCCTCACGATACGTTTGGGAATATCCAACGTTTGGATTATTACAAATCTCGATACAGGTATTGTAAGCAAGCGTCAGATCAGCCACGGGTTAAACCCTCTTTAGCTACGTAACCAGTATAGACGATGCCATTTACTATGGCTTTCACCAGATACCATTCTCCGGTATAATACCCGTAGTTTCTAACACTTGTTCCGGTTGGCAACGTCAAAATGACAGTTTTATCCATTCCTGCGCCAACGCGCAGATGATAGCGATCATTAGTATGATACGCTCCGGCGATTCTTCGGTCAAAACTACGTGCAGATTCTGTCTTGACGCAACTTTCAATGACGTTATGCGGCTTTTCGTCGACGGCTCCTGCATACCGATAATGAACGGTATTTTCATACGGAAGATCGTAATAAGACCGGACACAGATTTCTTTTCCAGTCTGATCGCCCGTCTGACCATCAATCCCGCCGTTTTCCGACTGGCTGGCGTGGACGAGGCGGTTCGCGTCAACCGACATCGTGACATGATGACCAGCGGCAAGGTGGATATCCCCGCGTCTCCACGGTTTACCGCATTTCACAAAACCAGCGTTTTCCAACTGTTCACCGAGATTTCTAGTTGTGCTGTAAATGCTGATCGGAAAACCAGCATTTGCAAGTGCAGTTCCGACAAATGACGAACAATCATAATCGGGACTGTTCCGGTGTACCTGTGAGTACCCATGCCGATCATCGGCGGCGATTTGTTCCGCCCATGCAACTGCGTTTTCGATTTTACTCATTCTTTCCACCTCCTAAATGCTGGCATAAAGCGGTAATAGCAAGTGTATTTGATTCGATTGCTTTCTGCAATTCTGCTACTTCCTGCCGATGTAATTCCGCTTCTTTTGCTCGGCGTTCTTCTGCTTTGATTCGATCCCAAAAAAGTGCGCCACAACATACAATCGGGAAACCGAGTGTTCCAACCATCTGCGTGATTGACTGGACTACTGTCACATCCATCCGTCCACCTCCTTATCCTGCCATTTTAACCAGTCATCAATTTCACTTAATTTATCACACATAATAAAATTATGAATGAAGCGGACTGGCGATTTACTGTTGTACGCGTTGCCATCCATAAAAAAGAAATCCCACAAATACCGGATGTGAGACTCGTAATTTTCATGCGGGACAATGATCAACGTGTCTTTTTCGTCCCCTTTATAGCGGACCGTATAAGCAAGATAAGCATTTTCTTTTTTCATCATTCCTACAATCATATTAAAAACGATACTTGCCATCTCTTTGCTCCTTTCTTCCTGTCCATTGGAAACAAGGAAACCTTTTGACCTGCCAAGGACAGGGCGGTTTACTCAACCGTGGCAACCCCTTTTAAAAGGTTTCCCCGTATTTTCATGTTACTTCTTTTCTGTCCGTCTGTCAAGTACTTTGTCCGTTCCGCACAACTATTTATAAAGGTCAATCCCCAGCAACTCAACCGCCATATTTTTGCTGTCGAGATCGTCAAATCGCAAATAGGCTTTCCGGTACGCGTCAACCAGATTTTCGAATAAATAATCGTAGTGTTCCAACATAACCGTGTTTTGCGTGTGATCCCCGTCCCGAAATACCGCGACAAAATTACAAGACGGGTTATAGTTGTGCGTGATATAGATGAACCCCTCTTCATAATATTCATACACTCCATAGCTTTTTCCGCTGTGTTCGATGGTAAACAGATACCGCGACCGTCCGGTCGGCTTCTGAACAAATACAGCATCATCAATCAACATCTGATCGCCTACGCTCATGCTTTGCATATAGTGACCGCAGCGGAAAGCTTTCAAAGCGGTGTTTTCCCACATCGCCTTACTTGCGCTGTCATTGTGGGTAAATTCACATACAAAACCACTTCCGTGCATCATTTTGGTTTCTTTCTGATACCGCTTGTGTATACCAAAAAATACAAAATAGGGATTGAGCAACGAAATATTATTGGATGCCATAATCAGTTTAAACCATCTTGACTGACTTCCATTTCCACGGCTGATCGTCAATAATAACGATTGCAGTTTTTCAGATTCACCTTTTACGTATTGTCCACTTTCCATAGAAAACTCATCAAAAAACAAAAAGTAGATATCCCGAAAATACGGCGACAGCTTTTTTACACTATCCATCTTACTTCCAAAACTAAACGCGCATCCGAATGGCACACCGTCCAAAAAATACCGCACAACATTTCCGTTTTTGTCCAGATTTTTATAGGTAATCACACTTCCTAATTTAGGATACATTCTTAGCATATCTTCGTACATTGCCGCCGCTCCCGTCATCTCCCCTTTCGTTCGGAAAATCCATCCTGTCTGCAAGCCATACTCTTTACACAAGATACAGCTTGCCGCGGCAAAAGCACTTGTCTTTCCGGCGCTACGGTTGGAACATGTAATTGCCACGCCAGCGAAATCACCGTCCAAGTCTGGCTCGGAAAACAACCGGATTGGATTGTAATACTGAATTGGATTTCCTTTATCATCTACCCCTTCAAATTTTACATGATAATCCGCGAAAAGTTTTTCCCATTTAATATCGTTCCAAAAAATCATTGTTTCACGTGAAACATTTTTGTTTCACATCCTCCTTTCTATCGTTTTCCACATCCCAGCACCGCGTTCCGCATAATCATGTTAACCGCCAGTTCCCCGCCAGCAAAACCGCAGACAATCTCACGTTTATCGCACGATGATCGCACGTTTTGACTGCGGATGGACGGCGGTGAATGGCAGATTCGCTGAGTATAAAAAAGAGCTACGCTGGAAAACGTAGCTCTTTTACACGTATAGAGTTTTTTTTTATCGCACACAAGATATCAACTATAAGCTATAAACTATAAACTATTCACCGTTTACCAGTCGGAGCGCGTATCCAGACCATGGTACTTAAGCAAACGGATTAAATTTTTCCGTATCGCCGAATTTGTGCACGTTTACCGCAGAAAGGTAAGCTGTGAATCCCTTGTCGCGGCGGAACTTGCTTTCTCCGATGGAAATGAACAGGTCAATGACAGCTCCCTTTCCCAGTTCGTCAACACTGGAAACGGTGTCGCTCTCTACGCCGTCCTCGTAAAAGTCAACGCGGTAATTGGTCTGTGCTTTCACGTACAAATCAGCGTCGGTTGTTTCCTTTGCAGGAATCCATTTCGCTTCTGCGGCGGCATCTTCCCCAAACTCCTCGATGATTTTTTCAAAAATGGCTTTCTGCTGATCGGCAGAGATAGACGCGGAAAGAACACTTTTTCCGTCTTCCTCTTTTGCGTACTTAACAGTTACGTTGTTTAATTTCATTTTAGCTTTGCTCATGATTTCGTTCTCCTTTTTGATTTAATTGTTATCAGAACTGCGGCGCGTTGCTTTGATCGGTTACGTCTTATCTGGACGATTCCAGACCGCAGGTTGTGCATTGATTAATCGTCCAGTCTCTTTGCTTCGGCAAAGAACTGTTCGTCCGGCATCTCGTAGCGGGCGGATACGGTATCGGTTAGTACACAGATGAAATCCTCCGGAAAACCAGCGGCGGCAACAGCGTCGGTTTTTGCTTTCTGCGCTTTCAGTTCTTCTGTACTCTCAAAAGAGCCGATCACCTGTTTCGTGTTTCTGTCAATGACAGAATAGATAAATGTTTCGATTTTTGTTCTAATCATTTTTTTTTTTCTTCTTTCGTTATGTAGCTATTTGTTCTTACAAGTAGTATAATAGCACTGCCTACCAAACAAGTCAATAGTTAAAATAAGAAAATAAAGAAAATATCCAAAAATAAAAGCAGGATGGAAAGGTCGAGTTCTTCCTCATGTAACGCCCAGATCGTTGATAATACTAAAAACATAAAAAACACAAAATATCTCATATCGTCTCCTATTCCGGTAACACTCCGTCTTGAGAGTTTACCAATACTTCATAGTATTCATTCGATACACCTAAGGTATAAGTGGTATCAATGATTCCTATATTACTTGCAGTTAATATTTCTTCCCCGTTGACTTTGATGTAATGGGGTTTCGAGTTGTTAAAGCAACTGATTGTCCGTCCGACATTTTCCATCCGGCGGCGGAGACGTAAATTATTACAGCACTTTAAGTTTTCCGCTCCAAGTTTCTTATTCATGCCGGCGACCGTAGACGTAAAGCGCACAGGGTCGGCACCTGTTTTTGCCGCTTTTTCATCCCATTCAACGCCGCAATATTTTTTCGCCCCAAGGGTTTTAAATTGAACATACAGATTATCCAGTTCCCATACGCCGAGAATGTAGCGTTTTTCGCCGACATCGCAAAAAGCAGGAATATCGTTTTCAATCGCACGTTTGGAAAGTAATTTGTTTTTGTCTTCAAATTCTGGTAGATGTACTTCCGGATGTAAAAACTTGATACTATCGGTGTCGCAGTACACGGTATCCATTCCAACCACGTCCAGCATATCTTGTAACTGCTTTCTTGCGTGGGCGGTAACATAGATTCCCCATTGATAGTGCAAAAAGCTGTTTTTTCCATCATAGTACGTTTTCAGTGCTTTTTCCGCATCTGCTTTTTCCCGATGCCATTCTCCCGTAAAAGCATCCATTGCCCATTCGTCCTGCAAAAGATCGGTTACACACATCCCGAACGTGCTGTTTAGTTTATTCTTAGATTTCATATATTCATAGACTTTATCGGGATTTCCTTTCAACTGGCTTTTTGCGATAAAAAATGACATCATCGTTTTACGCATACTTTCCGGTAATTTTCCGCGCGCGGCTACGTAGCACTCCGAGACGGTAAAGAAATCATAGTCGTATTGATTTTTTATGATCGACAAGTCAATTTCCGTCATTGCTATTTCACAGCAATCAATAGACAAGACGCGTCCATTATCAATCACACAATCTTTCCCGTGCTTCTGACACTTTGACAAAGGGATATACGGGATGGGGATATTTTCTTTTATACGCAAGTTGTCAAATTGTACCCGCATGATAACACAACGTGTAGCACACAAATTGTCAAACTGTTCTTGCGATGTAATCGCAACCGCCCGAAACGCACTCATGGGATAGTAACCCATTGCTATCTGCGCGGGGTAGCTACTGGAAATATCCATGCTTCCCATTATGATTGCGTTTTCCCCTTTTTTCGCGGTGATCGTGTGCCCCGCGTGGATGCGGTTGGCGTGCGTGTTGCCGCCTCGGAACGCGTCTTTGCAGAGTTGGTACTGCGGTAACGTCAAAGCCAGATCGGCAAATACTCCCGGATAATAACCTCTATCTGCCTGCATGGCACGGCGGAATTCTCGGCGGACGTAGCCAGTTGAGGTAAGGGGGATTTCTGCTAGATTATCCTCTTTTCGTAAGGCGCGGATGCATTCACACAAGCCGCGAACATCATTATAGCAATATCCCTGTTCAACGTCCGTGAGAGGTGTTGTTGGTGTACGTAGTTTTTTGTAATCATACGTATCAACAAGTTTATAGTGAGACACTCCCTCACTATTTTCACAGAATTTTAAAAGAGACATGTTACTGAGAAAGTAGGAACATCGAAACTCAATCCCATATTGATACGCATAACATTTCATTACTTTATGAGCATCCCGCGCAAAAATTTCGTCAAATGCTATGAAATCTTTCATAAACTGAAATTCATACGATAAATTATGAACGTATACGACAGCACGTTTCGTATCAGAAGTTTTCAAATACAAATGCAGTTTTTCGCAGAATGTAAGAAACTCGTTCCATGTGCGACCAAAGCATACCGTATCTTTCAAACAGAACTGCCATTGATACAGATACGCTGTACCTTTTACCACTTTTTCACCTGTTTTGTTATAGCGTTCGTAATCGAGTTTTTCTAACGTAGTTGTTTCAATATCGAACGACATTTCCACATCATAGTACACTACAGGTTTTTTCTTTCTTCCGCGTTTTCGGCATTCACGCAAAGTTTGGAAATCAGAAAATGGAAAATCATTACATGAATACACGGTTTCTATTGCTGTAGTTTCTGTTCCATTTACTTGTATCGGTACTTCCAATTCATACATATTTTTTCCACTACTTTAATTTTATTCGTTTTTTCGCAAACAATTCCTCTTTTGTTATATAACCATCGAGATACAATTGATAATCTTTTTTAATATCCTTATAATCAAGTTTAGGATCGTCTATTTTTTCTACAAAGTCATCTATAATTTGATTGGACGCAAGTTCTTTACGAAGATTCTTTCTGTATAAATTTGATGACAGAAAATGATACAAGTCTTTATAGTTATCTTCTGTTACAACCGCATTAATTTTTTTCTTAGATTTATCAAACCTCCGCTGAAATTCTGCGATTTTATAACCACTTACTGTAGTTTCTGGTGCGTTCAAAAAAGCAACCATGGTGTCCCATTCCTGCCGAATGGATGCATCCGAACGCTTAACGCCTTTCAAGAAACGATTTTTTTCACGCCCTTGTGAAGCAAAAAATTCTTTTACGCGTCCATACGCCCATTGGTCGCGCGCGTGAATTTTTTCCAGTTTGGCAAGGCGGCTATTTGCCGCTTGTGCCACTTTAGGCAATTCGCGTTTGATCTGGTCGATGGAGAGATCGAGTTCCTGGTAGATGCTATAGTCCTTTGACTGCGGCATTATTCACACCCCCTTATAAAGATTCGCAATTTATCAGCAATAATATCGAAACCTATTACTTCTTCTGACAAATAATTTTCTTTTTTTGTAGTATATGCTTTTGTACAATCAATAGCAAAATTTCTAACTAATACGCGATACTTTTTATTAAACACCGTAACAATGGCGTAAATTTCGACTTCTATGCGATCCATACCGCTATACATTAAAATAAAGTCTTTCACTCTCATTGCTATTCCTCCTTAATATAAGCAATCCTCATTTGTTCCATCTGCCGAATACAGAGGGCACAACGTACAAATATCGTTCGCGGAACAAATAACGCTGTGAGAAACTTCTACATAGTACGCTTTTAAAGCGTAACGTGTAGAATTTTTGTTATGCAAGTTTACGGTAAAACCCACACCAAAATTTCCTTTGTACGGAACTGGTACACATAATGCATTCTTCTTAACGTAGCCATTCGTAAGAGACGCATGGTCATACACGTAAATATGGATATTACCGGCAATATCTTCCTGTTTTACATATAAAGGGATATCCTCCATTTTCGCTGGTACGGTATACAGTTTTTCTAAATCTAAAGTTTTCATAGCAAATTTCCTTTCTGCCCGTTACGCCGATAGCACAGCAGATATATTAATCAAAACTATAAAGCGGTTCTTCCTTATACACCTCTCTGTATAAGTCATCAAAAGCAACCCATCTAGTCAATGCTTTCTGTGCTTGCATGCTAGATTGTCCATAATAGTTTTCCATTATTTTAAGCATATCCCACGATTCATTGCATCTTTCATTTAATACGGTTTTAATTTCTTCTACTGTCATTATTATCTCTCTTTCTCCCCGTACTGCCGATAGGACAGCAATAGTAATTATTAGTATGCGTTTTCTATTTTTTGTATTATTGGTTTTCCTTGTTTCTGATATTACAATACCACTTTTTATAGAAATATGTCAATACTTTTCTAGAAAAATTTCTAGAAAATTTATATCACTAATCCTACACACATAAACCCTACACCCTTTGTCCGTTACCCGGAGAGCTACCGCCTCCGGCGGTCATCGGCGGACAACCGATCGTTACTGCACGAGCACTAAAGTTACACAGATAACCAACTGGCAGTCCGCAGAGCGGACGACCCCGAACG